TAAATTGTTCATGCCTACGTTGCGCGTTGCCCCCATCGCGTTGGCTTGACCCATCGCGTTGTTGGCCTTCGTCGCTGCGAACCCGTAGGCGTTGTCGCCCTGCGCGGCTTTGATCCCGGACATCGCGTTAGCGGCCTGGAAGCCTTGCTGCCCGGCCTGATTGTAGCGATCCATCCATTGGCCGTAGTTCTGCTGCAAGACGCGCTGGCCAGCGAGCGCCGCCGCTCCACCTGCCCCCTGACCACGCGCGTTCATGGCCCGCAGCATGGCGTTGCTGTCTGATGCAAACTGCCCCTGGAATAACGGGTCGCTGGTGATAACGCCCTGCGCAGAAGATCGCGCATCGGCGCCATTGAGGCCAAGCAGATCGGAGTACATGCCAGAAGCCTTCCCGCCCTGCTGCATGTAGGGATCGAACAGCCCGCTCGCCTGGTCGTAATAACCTTGGCTTTTGCCGTATCCCTCATCGAGCATCGCGTTGGCCTGCTTGTAGCCTTGGCGAATGTCGCGACGTTGATCGCCGCCGGTGAGATTGCTGAAAAATCCCATAGGTTGCTCCTAATAGTTCGATTTTGTGGATGCGTCACAGAGTGACGGCGGAACCCTCGTCCGTGAAAGTTCCGTAGGGCGTGAAGTCTCCGCCAGTGCCGTAGTTTGTGCCGAACGTTGATGCAGGTCCCGTGAGGTAAATCGACGGAGATACGCCAAGCGGCTTCTCGCCATTGCGCCCCAGGAACGCTGGCTTGCCATTAGGGCGCAGAAATTTTTCGCGATTAGACGCGACGGTTAAATCAATGAATTGGTTGGGCGCGAAGAAAAATTCCGCCATTGAAGCGCCAGGACCGAAATAATCGGTGTTATCTAACTGCTTCCCAAGCGCCCAATAGGCGTTGTTGTACCTGATAATGCCGTTGGTTCCTGTAGAGGCCCCTGCTGCGGACGCACCGTTCACATACATTAATCTGTTGCCAGTCCCAGAATTCCATGACGCCACGATGTGGTACCACTCATTTACCCCATTAGATTGAGCGTAGTTCGTAGCTCTAGATACTCTCGTCGTGTTTCGATCGGTGCTTGTACACACCATGTTAACCCAACCGGTATTGCCTAATCGCGCGTACACAGCGCCATTCCAAGTTAGGTCGGGACTCCCTGCAAACAATTCACGGAACACTCCTGATGATGGGACTTTAAACCAAAACGAAATCACCCCAGTGTACCCATCACCGACACCCGCCAACGCGCCGCGAAGCATGTACGCCCCAGACCCAAACGTAACGCCCTGCGCAGGCCTCGCCCCACCAATCACGCCGCCTGAAAAGATCATGACGCGGCCAGCGCGAGTGTGCCGGAGATTTTAACGCTCACATTCTCAGCGCCAGACGTGCTGGAAAACGTCAGAACCACATCGTCACCGATTGAAACCGAGTTGGAACCAGTGTGGGACTGCGATTGTTCCGAGGTCGAGACGCTGTTTGCGGATCCACCCAACGCCGTAGCGTTGATTTTCACGGTCAGAGTGGCAGTACCCGTGGTGCAGACTGTCGTTACGTCTGTGATGTTGCGCGCAACGGCTGAATTCACCACAACGCGGTAGTCACCATCGTCGGGATACTGGATAAGCCAGGACTGTTCCCACGTCTGCGTGAGCGTTGCTTTGCCGGTCAAATCTTTTGCGTTTCGCGCATTCCGGCGCTTTTCCTCAACGATAAAGCGGTAGAACGTTTCGTCTCCCGGTACGCCAGATGGGCTGATGTCGCTCATGCTGCGTCCTTCTCAATCTCGGCATAGACGCCATACAGCGCCCGTGCCACCTTGGCTGAGCACGAGATACGCAGCGTGAACCCCAAGAGTGACTGCCCGAGACGGCGCGCCACAACGCGCGTCAGACGTTTTCCTTGCTGGCCTAGCGTCAGGGTGCGTGTGCCAACGAACGTCGCGCCGCCGTCCTTCGACCATTCCAGCATGATCTCTGGATTGATGTCCTGCGCATTGCCCGTACCCGTTCCAACACCACGCTCCACATCGATATGCAGCGCATGGAGCGTAACCGGGTGCGGGTAGGCCGATACGGGCGGCAATGTCACGCTAAAGATAAGCGGATCGCCGGCCTCGTCAGCGAATGATTGTCCCATCTCGTAGAGATTGGGGCTGTCACGATCGCCGGCAATGACCTTGCCGAATGCCTCAGTGACAGTGGAAATGCGCCAGCTGCTCCGCCCGTAACTCTCTCGGTTAGACCAGCCATATTGGCTGTCATAAACCCACGTCCATTTGTCCGTGCTGATTTGATAGTAGGAGTGGCCGTCGCGGGTCCAGCTCGTGGCCTGAATGGTCATCTTGTCGGCAAGCGCCTCGATATCGCGCTCAACCGCGGGCGTTGAAATCCGCTGTCCGGAATAGCCCTGCAACAGTCTCACTGTGCGGTCATGCGCTACCCAGGCAACGGTCTGATCCAACCGCGCCACGCTGTTCGCAGATAGGCAACCCAGGTCCATCACAGTGGTGCGCGCGAACCCTGTACCGTCGGCCAGACCGGCGTTGGCCCAAAACTCACATGTGAGCGTTCCCAAAATCATCAACTCATTTTGACGATTGAACACCCTGACAACTGGATCAGGACTGGCGTCAGCACGCTCAAAACTCAGTGCATCCCACGATAGCGCATCATCGATTTCGCCGGCCTGCCATTTGTTGTCCACAGTGCCGATGATAACTATGCCATCAACAACAGTCAGGCTAAGCGGGGCGAGCAAGTCAGCATCCATCACCTGTTGCAGCGACGTGCGGTAATTGTACATGACGCCATCGCAGGCAATCGTAACGTCTGGCGTTGAGCGCCGGTTGCGCACCATGTAGACCTGCGCTGACCCGCTGATCGACATTGACCCCAATGATGTGCTGATGCCGTTGCTCTGGATTTTCCAAAGCTGCGTGCCCGCCACAACGTAAAGCGCACCATCAACTTCAAGCGCTGCACGAATACCGGTGGCGATTCCCTCAAGCCTGGCAAAACCCTGCAACCCATCAGCGCAGTACAGTGCGAATGTAACCCGGCCTTCCTCGCCAATCGTCTCAGCGAAACCGTTCACCAGGCGCGCTGTCCCGCCTTGCTGGAATCGAGCCGGGGCGGATTTGGCGTTGAGAGAGAGGGGGATTGGATTTGGCATTAGTTCCCCACCGTGATTATACCAGTTGAACGTCGCCAAACCCACGTCACTGTGCCATCCGTGATCTCTGAGGACGTGCCGGCTGGTCCAGTCGTTCCGCTTGTCCCAGGCGTTGCGCACTCATAGACGTTGCCATTCCAAACGACCACTTGGCGCACGTAATAAGTCGATCCCGACTGCCACACTCCATAAGGCAGTGGATCATTGCCAAGCAGCGTTACGGTTCCTGGGGCGTCCTGAGCTGTCGCTTTAACGCCTGCGTCAAACTGCGATAACGGTACTGCGAAGAATGCAGCGCGCAAATCGCTCCACCCGTCATCGGCATCGCGCGCGAGAACCGCTGTCGGCTCTTTGCCATACTCATCGGCCAAGCGCACAGCGAGCATGGCAACAACGGCCTGTTCGAACCGTGCATCAAGCGGCAATGTATCTCCGGACAAGCCCTTGGCTTCCCACGACGCAATCATAGCGTTGAGCGCTTCCGATGCCGTGTCCATATCCGCAGCGGATGGTGTTTCGTCGACAGCGATAACGCGGATGCGTCTAAGTGCTCGGGTCGCTATCTGCTGTGCTGTCGCCATGGTCGCCTTCTGCTTGCTTGGATGGCCGCCCGCGCCGCTTAGGCTCAGGTTTGGCCGCTTCCAGATTGTCCAATTCCCATTGCGGTACAGGACCCCATGAGTATTTACGCCTCAACGATGCAGGAATATTCATTGCCACTCCTTGTGTTGGGGTGGGGCTGTTGAACCCCACCCTTTTATTGCTTATGCCGTTCCGCTGAGGCGGAGACCGGTGCGCGGGTCAATCAACTTGCGCCCATACAGCATATCCAAACGCCATTTGCTGATGTCGTTTGTCCCGTCGTAGATCGGGATAACGCGAACCGAAAACCCCTTGTACGAACGACGTGCAGACCCGTAAGCAGCTGCCGGCAACTCCATCGGGACGCAAGCCAGTGCCATTGCGTTCTTGTGGAATGCCATCGACTGCTTGTAAGTCGTGGAAGGATCGCCAACAAAGGTCAGAGCCGCGTTGTCCGCGGGCTTTGCGTCAACAGTCTGATGCGGGCCGGCGATGATGATAGGCGGCGAGATCGTCATGGTAAGAGCGCCGGCGGTAGCCGTACCGTCAGCCGTCGCAACAAACTGTTGCAGGATGCCGGTACTTGCCTTTGTGCGCTGGTTGACCATGTAGACACCGGCGATCGTGAACACATCACCTTTCTTCACCGTCGATGACGCATCGAAGCCGTCGCAAATCAAACTTTGCGACCACGTATTCTTTGCGGTGTCGTAGGTGACGTTCTGATCAGCACCGTTAACAAGCGGGCTTGTGTTGTCACGGGTACCGGTCGTATGACTTGGCGCTACCTGCGATTCAAACGTCTCGCAGCCGCCCACCTTACCAAGGCGCCCGTCTGTATATGCAGACGATACAAGCCCGCCGTTGAATAGGTTCGTCTGACTACCAATCAGGCCCCAGTTATCCGACGGCGCCAGCAACGCAATGCGCCCATCATAGGGGACTGACATTTCGGTCAAACGCTCTGGTCCCCTGGCGAAGTCCGCATAGCTGTTGACGATCTGCCCCGGCGTACCAACCCAGTTATAAAACCCGGAGTACATCTGAGACGCACAATCCGCCGCAATGTGATTGACGATACTCATCATCGCCGGCTTCATGACCCGCTCTGCAAGGTCTTCGATTTTGAGCGTCAGGTCGGTTGACGAGAACTCAAAATCAACGCCGATCTGCTGATCGACTTTCAACGTCGTCTTGCCCTCGATCACATCTTGGGTTGAAAGAGTGGGGCCAGTACGCACCGTAAAATCAGCCGGACGCCGGATTGAAATCTCGTCCCCGACCTTGTAGCCGTTGACGCTTTTGGAGAACTCTTCCTCGGGCGCACGGTAGAGCTGGTTCACCCAGCCCAATTCGTTCTCAAGGATCGGCAGCGCGGACTTTGCTACGATGTCCGCCGTCAGTGTCGTGTTCGACATTTCTGTTTCCTCAGATGATGAGGCCCCTAGCGGATCACGCCCTTGGTGCGCAGATATGCCGCCATGTCGCCAACTCCACCCTTGTCAGGGTCGAAGAAGCCAACGGGCGTCACACCGCCACTGATAGGCGCTGCCGGTCGTGGGGCTGATGTGGGTTTAGCGGCAGTCGGGCGGCTCAATTTGGCCTCCAGCTTGCCGAACTCTTTCAGTGCGCGAGCTGGATCACTGGCGAATGATTGATACAGCGATGCGGCTTCCTGCGGGTTTTTGCCGAGATAATACGCAATCTCTGCGCCCATATCGCTTTCCGCGATATGACGCACAGCGCGCTCGTGGACTGGCGTGTCGCTTGTAAAAACCTGATCGAAATCAGGCATGGTTTCCCGAGCGGATTCGACGGTTTCGGCCCAAGCGGCAGCAAGCTTTTGGTGATGCTCATAGGCGATCGCCTCACGCTCGCTTTCAAGCCGGTCAGAAGCTTCTTTCGCGTTCGCCTGCCGGACTTTCCAGGCAGTGCGTTCGGCGAGTTCCTCATTGGGGTCTGCGATCTGCGTGAAGTCTGGCGGATCGCCACCTTTGAGGCGTGCAACTTCCTTTTCCAGCATTTCAAGCCGGCGCGGCATAACCTCCCGCGCCGATTTGTATTCCTGCCAGCGTTGGCGGTTGCGCTCCTGCTTCTTCTCCTTCCACGTCTTCGGCTGCTCTCCTTCAGGAACGTCTTCGCGTCCAGCGGGCGGCTCATCGGCTTTCGCCTCTGGTTTCGCCTGCGGTTCTCCGGCTTGGCCTTTATCGGCCTGCGGTGCGTCCTGCTCGTGTGTCGTCTCTTGCGTCGTAACCTGCGGCGCAGCGGTATCCGTGCTCGCCTCATTGGCGGCCGGGATGGTCATATCGCTCATGGTTTTCCCATAAAAAAACCCGCCTTAGGGGCGGGCATCTGATCCAGCTGGCCTGTTGGCCTGCGGCGGCGGTTCACTCAACTTTTTACGCTTCAATTCGTTGTCCAGGCGCGTACCTTCGAGCGTCTCGGCCGCTTGCAGGGCGTCAACCTCAACGCCCTGAGTAGCACTCGCCGCTCTGGCTTGTGCTTCTTGCGCCTTGGCCTCGGCTTCCGACCCTTGCGCTTCCATCATCCGCATTGCACCTTGTGCTTGCGCCTCGGCCATAGGATCGGGGGGCGGTTGCATCGCCTGGGCGGCCTCTGGGTCTGTGGCCTGGACGACCTGCGGCGGCAACGTTGCGCGCAAGCGCTCCGCCAGCTGTTCCGACCCGTCGAAATCCATGTTCTTGACGATCAAATCTGCCCCGACGGCACCAACCTGCGGGAAGGCTTGCACCAACTTCACCATTTGTTGCACCGCCTCAGTCCGACGGGACGCATAATTCGGACCAAGCGTCACACGAACCGACTTGAACTTCATCTTCGAAAGGTCGTTGTGCTTGAACTCCGTATCACCGGCTTGGAACATCGAGCGATTAACGGTTACAGTCTTTTCCGTGTCGTCTTCCATGACCAGCTTCAGCGTTCGCTCGCTGTCGTAGACTTTGGGGATCATGTCGAGAATGACACGCCCCATGTGCTCTAGAGAGTGTTCCAGATTATCAACGAAATGGAACGTGGCAGTATTGCCCTGCTCTTCGCGAGCCGTAATGGCAACGCCACTCGTTTCATTAGACCTGGCACCCAACGATGCATCGTAAATTCCAGTCGTTGCCTTCATGTCGTCCGCCAGCATCTGCGCCATCTGTATCAGCCCTGCTGGCAACGGCGGTGGAGCAATGCGCTGCGGCGGTCCACCTGCTGACGCATCGGCATCATAGGGCAGATAAGGTGTTGGATTTCGGTTCGCATTATCCCACACCGACTTGTACCTCTCGATCTGCTTTGTCGTAACGAGGTATGGCGCTTTGGGCTGTTGCGCCAACGTTTCGGCCGCAACGCTCATGAAATAATTGTGCAACTGCTGTGGTTCACGTTGGAACCGAATGAGGCCATGACGATAAACACCATCGTCCAGCGGAATCTCGGCACCAACGACCGGGATGATCGGTATCCATTTTGACGGACAATTGTACGGGTCTTCTAGTGTCTCCTGTCCTGTCACCTTGACCATATCGACGGTGTAACCCTTCACCTTACGCGTTGTCAGGATGTATCCAGACTGGATCAACTCCTGGACGTCTTTACGGCCTCGGTCCGTCAACTCGTAGGTTTCGCCGTTGGCCAGAAGCGCAATCTCGCGCTCCATCTCCTTGCGCCGCCAGAACTCGGCAATCCGCACATAGTCGCCATTGCTCCACGTGAGATAGTGCCCGTCATTACGTTCTGAATCGACACTGATAGGAGCGGCCTTGGGATAACGTTTCTTGAACGCCTTGATGGGCAACATCTGAGAGACAACACACCACCCCATATCATTGCGGGCAGGTTCGCGACTGGCCGGATCAGCGTAGACGCTCAACGGATCGAACACGCGCTTGATGCGAATTTCCTGCTCGAATGCTTCCTCGTCTGCATAGTCATGCTCGACCCGCATCCATCCGATTCCGCAGGCCACCATGTGTTCTACAGACGCAGCGTAGACGTGCGCAGCGCTTGAGTTGTACTGGATTCGACGCATCAGGCCGTTTGCGATTTCGGTAATCTCATCATCATCGTCGCCATCTGGCTCAGCTTTGATGACAGGCATATTCTGTCGGATCGGGTTAGACACCTGACGCAAGAACTGACCTGAACGGTTGATCGTAATCATCGGGCGGCCTTTGCGCTCTGCCTTTGCCGCATCACTCCACTGAAACCCGGCCGTAAAGCGCAAATCTTCTACGGCTTGCTCGATGTTCTTCCGATCGTATTCGTAGGCCGTGGCCAACGCTTCGCGGGCGTCTTTAACGACATCATCCATCAGAGCAACACCTGATTCATATTCCCATCCAATCCGCAGATGCTCCGACGGTACCGAACGACCAGTTCGACGGCTTTGCCTTAGGCTCAAGCATCATCGCCAGATAGCGAAACGCATCAGCCCCATGACTGGTCCAATCATGCAGTGGGCGCGGGCGAAATACCTTCAACTTCTCATCCCATTCGCGTTGATACTGTTTCAGGCAGTCGATCCCGCGCGCGGCCTTTGTTTCGTCGAACCAGCATTTGGGCAGTAGATTTCGCACTGCGTTGATCCCGTCTTCAACAGCAACGCGCTGTGCCACTGTGATCGGCCGCAATCCAAGCTGCTCGAGACTGGCCTTGCGGCTGGTTCCAGACATCAATTCTCGTACCTCCACGTCATGCGGCAGATAGTGTTCCGCGTAGGTGTACGGTTTCTCATTCATCAAAATACGTGGAATGTCCCGTAGCGGCGTATTGTTCGTCTCAAAGTAGTCAATCAGCCTGATTTCAGACCCGACCACCTGTGCGAACCAAATCGCGGTCGCATCGTCTAGCCCCAAATCCCATGCTGTATAGACCGGCTCTGAAGGCTCCCACGGCACTGAACGGATCCGACTATCTGCGCTGGCCTGCGCCATATCTCGACCGTAGTAAGCTCCAACAATAGCAGCCTCGAACGAGCACTCGTATTCTTGCTCGAACTGTTCCGGAGACATGGCCTTTCTGGCATCAGCCAGTTCCTCAGCATCCACAAGGCCGGTTTCTGATGCCCGCAACATCATCGTGAACCAGTCCGGGTCCGTTTTGGCCCTAGCGAATACTTCTTGAAACGCATTTTTGCCCTTGGGCGTGCCGATGAATGTGGCCCACCCCTTCCGATCGCTTAGGGCAGGACGCAAAACCTCCGACCAAGCTCGCGGGTCCATATCTGCGTATTCGTCTAGAATAACGCCGTCAAAGTAGACGCCACGCATCCGGTCGTAGTTGTCGGCACCATAAAGCCGGAGCCGTGCTCCGTTCGCCGGCAAGTCAATCCGCAGTTCGCTTTCATTGGTCGCGACGTACGGCAGCGGCGCCGTGTACTGCTTCAGGTATGTCCAGGCGACGTCTTTGGCTTGATTGTAATGTGGTGCGATGTACGCAAAACGTGCGTTTGGTTTATCGCAGCGCAAGGCCGCGTCCACTAGATCCATGATGCAGGCGACAGTCTTGCCGGCGCGACGATGGGCAACAATGCAAGCCCAACGCTGCTTGCGGGCATGGAATGGAACGAACTTGTCGCGGGCACGGTATCCAAGGTCAATTTTCTGCAGCACGAGGCACACCAGTCGTGATGGTGAACGTGAGCGGGTTGTTGGTATCGCCCTGCACTGTCATTGGCAGGACCTTTCCGACTAACGACAGGAATGCTGTCGGATTCTCCTTGGCTTGGGTTCGCAGATACTGTTGCCCGCCCTCGTCGTTCAACGCACCAAGGATCATGTCTTTAAGCTCGGCATTGACCTTGTTCGGCGTGCCCTTCACTCTGCCGCCTGTTTTCGGCCGTCTAGGCTTCTCAGCCATAATCTAAAAGCCTCTACTGTAGAGTTTGCGCAACACTCTAGTGCGTGATGCTGAACACCCGATCGCTCGTGATCTTTGGAGCGTTTGTCGGGTCGGTTGTTACATCGCTCCGGGCCTCTGAATCTCTCGTAATGACAGCGCCGAGGCTTACAGCGGCAATGATATTCGTTGGCACTACTGCAGCACGCGTGATCTGCGACAGATTTGTGAGTACCGGCTCCACAGCAATGATGCCGGGAGTGTAGGTGAGGGCTACATCATGCCCCGTCAGAGCAAATTCGCCAGCCTCTGCCGCCATGATGAGCAGGCGGATCAGCGCTACGTCACTGCCCGTTAGCGAGTACACCCCGCACTCAGCGGCAACACGGCGGATGACGTCGAACGATACATCCTGGCCACTGATACCGAACGTGCCGTAGTCAGCAACAAGCCGCCGGCCTACTTCTAGACTGACCGGCTGCCCGGAAAGTGCGAAGTCACCACGCTCTGCAATGAGTGGATTGTGTGTCTGCGAAAGTCCGACCGACTGGCCGGTGAGAACATACGACCCGTATTCTGCGACGATACGACGAGCGACTTTGAGCGCTGCAGATTGGCCCGTGAGAACAAATGCCCCGCTGCCGGCGCTGAGTTGATAGCTGTGCCTGAGAATGACTGGCTGCCCTGACAGCGTGAATGATCCAGCGCCAACGACCATAACAGGATTAGATACTGGCGTGTAGGCGAGCGCTACAGGTTGGCCGGCGAGTGCGTATGACCCAGGCCCTACTGCTAGCCGTCGATTGTGCTTAAAGCTGACAGCACTACCAGCGATGCCAAAGATACCATGGTCTGCTGCGAGCCGGCGGCCCGCTTCCAGGCTGACCGGCTGGCCTGTGAGGGAAAATGTGCCGTTCCCAACAGTGAGTGTGACGCCAGGCGTGTAGCGAATGATGATGATGCCTTGCGTGCCATCGCCGAGAGCGCCGCCCGCGACCTTGCCACCGCCGCCGCCACCACCGCCACCGCCGTAGGAGCCCGCAGAAGCGCCGACGCTGCCAGCGCCGACGAATGGCTTCGAGTCGCCGCCACCGCCGCCACCACCAGAGCCAGGGCCGTAGGAGCCCCATGCCGTGATGGCGTCTTGACTGCCAGCGCCACCGGGCGTGTCCGTGCTGCTTGTCGATCCGAGACCGCCGCCACCGCCGCCGCCAGACGAACCAGCGCCACCGTTTGCAGCGCCGCCACCGGCACCGCTTCTGTTGTTGCCGCCCGCGCCGCCCGTGTTGTCGCTTGCTGTGCTGCCAGCCGCGCCGTTGTTCGCGCCACCGCCACCGCCGCCACCGCGCGCCGCGCCGTTGCCTGCGTTCTTGCCCGCGCCGTTCGGACCGGCTGCACCGCCACCGCCGCCGCCGCCTCCGTTCGATGCCGCGCCAGTGCCACCGTTGCCGCCGCTGTACTTCGTTGTGCCGACGCCAGAGCCGGATGCACCACCCGTCGCGCCGCTTGCGCCCTTGGCCCCGACCGATGCCGCGCCAAGGCTTGCGCCGTTGAACCACGTGTCACCGCCAACCGCGCCGATGGCATAGGTTGCGCTGCCACCGGGCGTCAGGCTCAGGTTCGTGATTGCCGAGTAGGCACCACCACCACCACCGGCACCACCGGCACCGTTTGCAGCACCGGCCACGCCGTTTGCGCCACCACCGATGCACTCGATCGTGTTGTTGGCGTTGTTCCAATCTGCCGGGACGGTCCAGCTTGTGCCG